ATGAGCAAATTGACGAAACGGGTGGTCGAAAGCGCCGCTGTCGCCGACGCGGAATATACGATCTGGGACAGCGAAATCCCAGGATATGGGCTGCGTGTGCTGCCCAGCGGCAAGAAAAGTTACCTCATTCTGTACCGTGTTGGAACCCGGTCTCGCAAGATGACCATTGGGCCCCACGGCATTCTGACCGCCGAGCAGGCCCGCACGATGGCCATCACCGCACTGGCGGCGGCGCGCAATGGAGGCGATCCGGCGGGGGATCGGAAGGCTCGCCGTGACGCAATCACGGTCAAGGAGTTGTCGGAGCGATTCGACAAGGAGCATGTATCAATCAGGATCAAGGCCAGCACGGCTAAGGAATATCGTCGCAACCTCACGCGATTTATACTTCCGGCGCTGGGGCGGCTGCGGGTCGAGGAAGTGACGCGAGCCGACATCGCCAAATTTCATCATAGCCTCCGCCACATCCCCTATCAGGCCAATCGGTGCCTGGAGGTCATCTCCAAGATGTTCAATCTGGCCGAAATGTGGGGCCTGCGCGCCGACGGCAGCAATCCGCGGCGGCACATCCGCAAATACCCCGAGGAAAAACGCGAGCGCTTCCTGAGCGTCGCCGAGATCAAGCGGGTCGGCGAGGTGCTGGTCGAGATGGAAACCGAAAACGTCGAATTGCCCTCGGCCATCGCGGCAATACGGCTGCTGATGCTCACCGGCTGTCGGCTGGGGGAAATCATGACGCTGAAATGGGCCTATGTCGATGCCGACGCCCCTGCCCTGCGCCTCCCCGATTCCAAGACCGGTGCCAAGATCGTCCATCTCGGCAAGGCCGCCCTCAACATATTGGTGGTCATCCCGAAGCTCGACGGCAATCCCTGGGTCATCACCGGAAACAAGGATGGGGGCCGACTCACCGACCTCCAACCCTTCTGGCAGCGGCTGCGGAACCGCGCCGGCATCAAGGATGTCCGCATCCATGACCTCCGCCATTCCTTCGCCTCGACGGCGGTTGCCGCCGGCCAGAGCCTGCCGATGATCGGCAAATTGCTGGGCCACACCCAGGTGCAGACCACGGCTCGCTACGCCCATCTCGCCGCCGATCCGGTGCGAGCGGCGGCGGATCAAATATCTTCGGGCATCGCGCTGGCGCTTGGGGTGGCGAAACCGGAAACCGATAATGCGGCGGCGGCTTGACAGTCCATAGCCACGTATCGCTGGCAGGGGATTTATTCTCACCTGCCAGCCGCTTTTCGTACCACAGCCCAAACTAAATCAGAATGCCGCATCAAAACCACGAGATGCTCGCCATTCGGAACAACCTTTCCAGTCAGCCATTTCTTGACGGCCCGGTCACTGACGCCGGTCCAGCGCGCCACCGTCTTGGCAACGGAGCGACTGCCCAGTTCAGTGCGCAATGCATCCGCGATAGCGGCGGCGAGATCAGGAGATTCGGCACTGTCAAGTGCCGCGAAGGGAACTTTAGTTCCCTTTATCGACCGGGACATGAATTCGCTCCATCCATAGAATGAAGCGGAAAGCATGGCCACAGGCGGGGCCAATAAAAGCCAGGGGGCATCTGTGGCGGCAAGAAGAAGCAATAATGGCGGCAAATCCGGTAGCCGGGATGGCCCCTTGCGAGCGGCCCAGTATCTGCGCATGTCCACCGAGCATCAGCAGTATTCCACCGAGAACCAGGCCGATGCCATCGCCCATTACGCCGAACGCCACGGACTGGAGATTGTCCGCACCTACGCCGACGAAGGAATAAGCGGGCTGCAACTGGATAGGCGCGAGGCGCTGCAAAGGCTGATCGCCGATGCGACCCAGGGTCGCGCCGATTTCGAGATGCTGCTGGTCTACGACGTCAGCCGCTTCGGTCGCTTCCAGGACACCGACGAGAGCGCCTACTACGAATACCTGTGCAAGAAGGCCGGCATTCGGGTTGAGTACTGCGCCGAGCAGTTCGTCAATGACGGCAGCATGCAATCCTCCCTGCTTAAGATGATGAGGCGAAGTCAGGCGGGGGACTACAGCCGCGACCTGTCGGTCAAGGTGTTCGCCGGGCAGTGTCGTCTGATCCGGATGGGCTATCGCCAGGGCGGCCCGGCGGGCTATGGCCTGCGCCGGATGCGGATCGACCAGACCGGAGCCGAGCTTGGCGTTCTGGAAAGAGGACAGCACAAATGCCTGCAGACCGACCGGGTGATCCTCAAACCCGGCCCCGAGACCGAGATCGAAACCGTGCGGCGCATCTACCGTCTGTTCGTGACCGAAGGCCGCCGCGAGGGTGAGATCGCCGCCCTGTTAAACGCAGACGGGATTATGACCGACCTCGGGCGCCCCTGGCGGGCATCAGTCGTGCATCAGGTTCTGACCAATGAGAAGTATATCGGCAACAATGTCTTCAACCGCCGCTCCTTCAAGCTGAAGGCTCAGCGGGTTAGAAACCCGCCAGAAGAGTGGATCCGGGCCGAAGGCGTCTTCACTCCCATCGTCGATATCCAGGACTACCGGGCGGCCCAGACGATCATCGTCGAGCGGTCACGGTGGTTTTCCGATGAGGAGATCCTGGACCATCTCAAGGCACTCCATGCCCGGCACGGAGCCCTGTCCGCCATCGTCATCGACGAGGCGGCTGCCGGTCCCTCCAGCGGGGCGATCCGCCACCGCTTCGGCAGTCTGCTGCGGGCCTATGCCCTGGTCGGCTATGACCCCGGCCGCGATTACGCCTATATCGAGGACAACCGCCACCTGCGCCGGATGTTCCCCACCGTGGTGGAGGACACGCTACGCCGTATCCGAGACCTGGGCGGCTCGGTGCGGCGCGAGTTGGAAAGCGGCATGGTGGTGATCAATGACGAATTCACCGTTTCGTTGGTCATTTCCCGCTGCGAGTCCACCAAGGCTGGGGCGCATCGTTGGACCATCCGGCTGGAGACCGGCCTACTGCCCGACATCACGGTGGCGGTGCGGATGGCGCCCGGCAACCGCGACATCCTGGACTATTACCTATTGCCTGCCATCGACATGACGGTGGCGCGGCTGCGTCTGGCCGAGGACAACGGCATCGGCCTCGACGCCTACCGCTTCACCGCACTGGAACGCCTGTTCGATCTCGCCCGCCGCGTCCCCTTGCGCGAGGTGGCGTGATGGACGGCGGGAAAGGCGACGAAGCCATCCACCTGATCCCGGTGGAGCGTATCCGCATCGCCAATCCCCGCAGCCGGAATCGCGAGATGTTCGCCGCCATGATCGACAGCATCGCCTCGGTCGGCCTCAAGCGACCTATCACGGTCAGGGAATGCGGCCGAGATCAGGATGGGCCAAGATACGACCTGGTGTGCGGCCAGGGGCGTCTGGAAGCAGTCATGGCGCTGGGGGAGAAGACCATTCCCGCCCTGATCGAGAATACCACCGAGGCCGACGCCTATCTGCGCGGCCTGATCGAGAACATGGCGCGGCGCAAGCATACCAACCGGGACCTGCTGACCGCCATCCGCATCCTGGAGGATCGCGGCTACAGTTCCCCCGAGATCGGCGCCAAGACCGGTCTCGATCCGTCCTATATCTCGGAAATCCTGATCCTTCTGCGCGAAGGCGAGGAGCGGCTGATCGCCGCGGTGGAACGGGGCTGGATGCCCATCTATCTGGCCAGCCAGATCGCTCACAGCGACGATTCCGCCATGCAGCACAGCCTGATGGACGCCTACCAGGATGGAACCCTGAAAGGACCGCAATTGCTCAAGGTGCGGCGCCTGATCGAGCGCCGCAAGCTGATTGGGAAGGCCTATGGCCACAAATTTCCGGGCAAGGACCAGCCTCCTTCACCTCGGCGGCTTGCCCAGGTCTACCAGGAAGAGGTTCACCGCCAGCAGATGCTGATCCGCAAGGCCGACATCGGCGAGCAACGGCTGATCCTGCTGACCTCGGCGCTGCGCCGCCTGTTTGCCGACGAGCATTTCCGCACCCTGTTGCGGGCGGAGGGGCTGCTCGATCTGCCCAAGCCGCTGGCGGATCGCCTGAAGGGAGAGACGCCATGACCGGTATCCGGCTCGGCTTCGAGGCGAAAACCATCACACTGCCGCTGGAGCGCATCCTGCCGACCAAGGTGGTGGGAAAGGAAGTTCTCAAGACCCCGAAATTCCGCACCATCCTGGCTTCCATCCGCCAAGTGGGGTTGGTCGAACCCTTGGCTGTCCACCCCGAGAAGGCGAAGGAGCGATCCGGCCCCTACATCCTGCTGGACGGCCATCTCCGCCTGGCGGCCCTGCGGGAGATCGGAGCAACCGAAGCACGATGCCTGGTTTCCACCGATGACGAGGGTTTCACCTATAACCGACGGATCGCCCGGATGACGGCGATCCAGGAACACCGGATGCTGTTGCAGGCCATCGAGAAGGGAGTGTCGGCCAAGGCCATCGCCGAAGGACTGGCGGTGGATGTGAAGCGGATTCAAGAGCGGCAGTACATGCTGGTCGGCATCGCTCCCGAGGTGGTCGACATGCTGAAGGATCGCATGGTGGTTCCGGCGATCTTTCCGATCCTGCGACGGATGAAGCCGCTGCGCCAGATCGATGCAGTGGAAATGATGATCTCGGCCAACCGCTTCACCCTCTCCTATGCCAAGGTTCTGCTGGCCGCGACCCGGCCTGAGCACCTGATCGATCCGGCAAGACCCAAGAAGGTGGAGGGCATGTCGGCGACCGATATCGCCCGCATGGAACACGAGATGGAGCGCCTGCGGCGCGACTATCGCTCGGTCGAGGACAGCCTGGGCGACATCATGCTCAGTCTGGTGGTGACCAAGGGGTATGTAGCCAAGCTGTTCCGCAATGAGGCGGTGGCCGACTATATCGACCGCCACCATGCTGAAATGGCGGTTGAGATGCGCGGCATTCTCGATGCGGTCGGCAGCGACGCCAGAACCATGGGGCGATAAGGGCCTCGACGGGGACCCGGACCCGAAAGCGCGGGGACCACCGGAGACGCCATCGCGGGGGATGGATCAATGGTGGCGGTGGGAATGGCGGCGACCCCGTTCAGAGCCCATCAGCAGTCTGCCACATACGCAGGCTAGAAACACAAAAAGAGCCGACCGGGGGATTGCTCCCCCGGTCGGCCATGTCGTGCAAAAAGTGGATTGTGCTACTTGCCAATGGGTGGCGCCTGCGCCAGCAAGGTGCGGGTCTGCTCCGAATCCGCCGATCCGCCGAATTCGAAGTCGAAGGCGGTGGCGAACTTGCCGGCCAGCAGGGTCACCACCGAGATGATGCAGCCACCGACGGCGGTGTTGCCGTCGACATGGCCGAACACCATGAAGCCGATACCCCCGACAATGCCGAGTCCAGCGGTCACCAGCAGGACGTTGGCGCGAGTGTTGCTCCTGCCTGCTTTGGTGAACTCGCTGTCCCTGGCACGGGCGTTCTGACGGTCGGCCAGGGTCGCGGTCAGCGTGGTGATGGCCCCGGCCATCTGCTGCATGCGTTCGGCATGGGCGAATCCTTGCGCCTGGGAGCGAAGCTGAAACACCAGATTGGGATCGGCCAGCGCCTCGCGGGCCTTGTCGGGATCATCGGTGCCGGTGATGGTGCGGACGGTGTCGGCCAGTTTGCCGACGGCCTTCTCGGCATCGTCGCCGAACAGGCTGGCGATGTCCGGCGCCACGTCCAGCGCCACCTTGGCCAGCCCCGCGATGGGATTGGCGGCGATGGCGGCGGCATCGCCGAGGAGATCGAGCAGGTTCATGGTCAGGCGCTCCCCAGCCCCATAGCGATTCCGACCATGATCACCTCACGGGCATAGGGCTGCTGGCCGTTTTCATGGCGGATGATGGCTTCAACCAACCCCACCATGGTGTCGGCCTTGGTCAGGTCGATAGCCTGATCGGGCGTGACACCGAGGCGGGAGGCGACATGGGCGATATAGGAGCCGGTGTCGTTCTCGCAGCCCGGCGCCCAGCGGGTGATGATCCCCGTCACGGTGTTGAGGCCATAGCGGCGTTGATAGCCGAGCAGAATGCGGGCCAGCGCCCGAATGCCCGCTTCAGGACTGACGAATTCCTCGAACACCGGATCGTCATCGGTGGCGCGCTCGCCCTGCCACTGGGTCTTGTCGCCGGGGGATTCCTTGATGTTGCCGGGGTTGTTGAGGCGAATGCCACGCGGCACGACAGCGTCCTTGGTCATGGGGAACCTCCAATGAAAAAGCCGCCCGAAGGCGGCTGGTGGGAACGGTGATATCGAAAGCGGCTAATTCACATGCACCCGCGCATCCTCGGCGACGGCGGTAATCTCCACCTGCTCGGCGCGGGGGCGGATGGCGAGGATGCGGGCGGTCTGCGCCCAAGCCTGGCCGGGGCCGAAGCTGAAATACGTCCGCTCCTCCGAGCCGCCGGTATAAGGCGTGACGGTCAGCGACTCGGCGAGACGCACCAGGGTGGGCGCATCGGCCACCGGCTCGACCCGGAACGGCCCGGCAAGGCTGCCGTCGCGGCGGCGCAGCGCCAGATAATGGCTGGCGCCCTCGGTCCAGGTCAGCGGTTCGGACAGCACCAGAACCGCCCCAGTCCAGGGCGGCTTGGCGGATTCAGCCTGCCAATCGATCACCTCGCCGCCCTGGCCCCAGCGGGGCATGTCGTGAGTGATGGCGACCAGATCGCCATAGGTGGGGATCATGCCCTCCAGCTCGGTGCGGAAGGTGACCATGCGGCGGCGATAGCGGTTGTTGGCGGCGATGTAGAGACCCTCCCGCTGGGCATGGTCCTTGGCGGTGCAGCCGAACAAATTGACCTTGGCGGGATTGTCGCCAGCACTGTCCGCCAGCTTGGCTGTGGTCTCGTCGGGCTTCCAGGTGCGCGACGAGAAATACTCCACCGTCACGGCGTCGGCGGTGTCGTCGCCGGGCATGACGTACTTGATCTTGAACGAGCCCTTGACGATATTGCGCGGCCCGAACATGGCCACCGGCATGGTCTGGGGTGCATCGCGGATGATGCGGACGATGCCGCCCTGCTGGATGGGCACGGCCCGGCCACAGCGGGCGATACGGGTCAGCGCTTCCCACACCGTCATGCTGGTGTCGAACACCGCGTCGAAGAAATCGCCACGCGCGGTCCAAACGGCATCCAGGATGGCCAGCGTCTTGAGGTCGATGCGGCTATCGGCCAGCTTGGCGCCATAGTCCGCCTTACAGGCATCGGCGAAGGCCCAGGCGATGGACCGGGTCGGCTGCGGCGCCGACCAACCGCCCGCCGCCGACCACACCGGCAGCTTGCGGGTGGCGATGACGTTGATCATGCGCGAGGAGCGCTGCGACAGATTGTCGGTGGCCCGCATCTTGACCGCCAGCAGGGTGACGGCGCCGAAATCGGGTTGGCCGGTCAAATAGGCGCGCAGAGCGCCCCAGCGGATTTCATGACCGGTACGTTCGGCGGTGTCCTTGGTGTCGAGACGCTTGAGGCGGACCTCGTAACGGCCCGGACTGACCGAATAGCGGAAGGACAGACGGATGGTGCTGTTGGTGGCGGCGGTATGCGACGGCTGCGCCAGAACCGCCCAGCCGCCAATGGCTCCACCCTCGGCATCGATGGCGCGCGCCTCGACCTGCCACTGGACGGTGCGGCTATCGAGGCTGCCGCCGTCATTGGCATAGTAGAGGCCACGCGGCATGACCACGTCGATGCCCAGCGCCCCGGCCGAGGTGTCGACCGGATTGGCGGTGAACGGGCCGATATATCCGTCGTCGCCGGAGGCCACCAGATTGGGGGCCACCAGTTCCTGGCCGGCAATCTCGGCGGCGGTGACCACGTCCGGTTCAAACAGGGTGACCCGGCTGCCGGGAGAAACAGTTTCGGTCTGGACCTCCTCGAAGGAAGAGATGGGGGTGTCCTCGACGCGGATCTGCTCGACCGCATACTCGCCCTGGCCAATGACGTGGAGCTGATAGAGGTACTGCTCGCCGCCGACGTAATCCTGGTAGGGCTCGGAGGCGAGGTCGGGATAGATCAGGTGGCGGCCATAGATCACCGGGATCGGCTGGCCCAATCGGCCCTGGTTGCCCTGAGCCTGGATTGAATAGGTCGGACTGGGGGCCGGCGCGCTGCCGCTGCCGCCCCAGTTGAGCGACGGCATGGAGGGCTTAGGGGCCGGGATCACCGTGTTGATCAGCATCGAGCCGGCCAGGGCGATGCCGGCGGTGGCCATGGCGGCGGCACTGCCAGCGGCGGTATAGCCCATGGCCACCGCCGCCATGGGGCCCAGATAGATGGCGGCCACCATCACCGCGATGGTCAGCACGATCCGCATGGGGTTCTTGCCGCCCCCACCACCGCCCCCGCCGCCCTGGGGCCAGCGAATCACGGTGGCGACCTCGCCGTCCACGATGGCCCGGACGGCATAAATGCCGACCGGCACCGTCATGCCGCCGATCAGGATTTCCGGCCCGTCGGACCAGCAATCCTCGGCAATGCCGCAAGCCTGCAACAGGCCGCCCAGCGTGATGCCGGATTCCACCGCGTGAACCGAGCGGCTGGCCACCGGTTCGAACGGATTGGTGACGATGACGATGGAGGCGGTCATGCCGAGTTTCCGATGAACCGGTAGAAGCCTTCGATGGCCCAGCCGTTGAGCGCGAGCGCGTCCGAACGCTGGAACACCACTCCGGCGCCCTCGGCGCAATGCAGGACGCCGCCGCCATCCACATCGAGCCAGACGCCCACATGGATGGGATGGCGAGACCGGCGCAACAGCACGCAATCGCCCTCCGCTGGCGGGTCAACCTTGGCCCAGCGCCGACGCTCGGGGTGGTCGCGGAAGGTTCGGCCCATGACCAGCATGTCTTCGGGATTGCCGATCTCGGGCAGCAGGCGGCCGAAATGCTCGGCCTGCACCATGCGGACGAATTCCCAGCAATTGAACGAGTCCGGCCCACTGCCGTGGACGGACCACGGCAGGCCGATCAAGGCGATTGCCCAATGGGGGCCACCAACCGGCGACTGGCATTCGCGGGTCATTGTCGCTATCCTCATCTGGTCAGAATGGTCAGGAGACACCCATGCACGCGTGGCAGGTTCAGGACGCCAAGGCCCGGTTCAGCGAGCTGCTGCGCAGCGCCGCGGCCGAGGGTCCGCAGGCGATCACCGTTCGGGGCCGTACCACGGCGGTGGTGATGTCCCAGGACGAGTACGAACGGCTGAAGGGGCGTAAGCCCTCGCTGGTGGAATTCCTGCGGGCGTCGCCGCTGTCCGGCGTCGATCTCGACGTCGAGCGCGACCGCTCGCCGTCACGGGACATCGAGTTGTGAGCTATCTGGTCGATACCTGCGCCCTGTCCGAGCTGATCCGGCCCGTCCCGGCCCCGCAGGTGGTGGAGTGGTTCGAGACGGTGCCGCAGGAGGCGCTGTTCCTCAGCGCTCTGACCCTGGGGGAAATCCGCCGGGGCGCTGAGAAGCTACCCGACGGGCGACGGCGTGGCCGGATCATCGCCTGGCTGGAGATCGAATTACCCGACTGGTTCGAGAGCCGCGTGCTGCCGGTCGATGCCGCCGTCGCCGACGAATGGGGCCGCCTGACCGCCCGGATCAAGCAGCCGCTGCCGGCCATCGACAGCCTGATCGCCGCCACCGCCCTGAAGCACCGGCTTACCGTAGTGACCCGCAACGTCGCCGACTTCGCGGCGGCTGGCGTCGATATCCTCAATCCCTGGGAAACCTGATCCCCGTTACCGCGCCAGACCGGGAAAGCGCCGGGCGGTATAGGTGATGGACGGAAACGACTTGTTCCCCGCATCCAGCATGCGGGCGCGCCCCGTCACCCTCATGGTGTCGGCCTCGACCTCGGTCAGGGTCATGGTGATGGGCGGGTCCATATGGGGGCCGTTGAGATCGGTGGAGAGATAGGGCCGCCAGGTGATCTCGATCACCTGCTGGCTGACGGCGGCCCCTTCCAGGGCGTTGGTGATGTCGCTGCCCACATTGTCGAGGGTGACGGTGATTTCCGGCACCGGAGCGGTATCCACCGGCGGCGGCGAGAACTCGAAGGCAAGTGCTGCGAAGGTCACCCGCTTGCCGCCGTCACGGGGAGCACCGGCCTCCAGCCGGGCGGTGAGGTCGGCATGATCCCGCACCACCCGGATCGGCTCGTCAAAGGTCGGATGCCAGATCTCCAACGTATCGAGAATCACCGTTCCGGCCGGGGCTGAAGCAAACGCCTCCTTCAGCGCCTGCGACAACGCCGGATCAGGCATCGCGCCGCTCCTCGCCATAGGGACACAAGGTGCGGGCCTCCAGCAGCAGGCGGATCTGGTGAACGATCTCGGACAGGCCCTCGACCGCCGAGCGCAGCGCCTCGGTCTGGCGGGCCTGCTCCTCCACCACATGGGCGAAGGCCTCGATGGGAACACCGGATGGATCCGGCGCCCCCTGCTTCCGCGACCATGCCCAGGCGACGATGGCGATGATGACCACCGTGGCGGCGATGGCGGCGATCTGGACCATGGGGGCGGCTTGCCCCCACGCGCCCACATACTGGGTGGCGACGCCCGCCCAGATGTCCGGGGATTGTTCTGTCATGGCGAGTTATTCCGAATCGGGGGAGGCGGCTACCAGGAGAAGGACTGGATCTCTTCCTGGGAGGCGAGTTTGGCGATTGCGGCTTCGGCCTGGTTGCTCGCCAGCCGAATGACCTCGCGCTCGGCATAGACCTCCTGGAGGGTCTTGGAGCCGTTTAGGACGTCCCGTTCACGGGCGCGTTCGACCTTCCAGTCGAGATTGGCGATGCGCTGCGCCGCTTCGGCCTTGACCCGGCGAACCAGGGCGGTTCTGGCCGCCTGGAGTTCCTCGGCCTGCCGCTCGACGACGCGCGCGGCATCAATCTCGCGGACCTCGTCGTCGGTGGCGCCGTCGTAGCGGTCGACAACCTCGCCATCGACGAGTTGGAAGCGGTGACCCAGGGTCGACTCCACCGGCAGATCGTGGTCGCCCTCGGGGCCGATGACGCCCCAGTCATTGCCGTGGGGGAAGCTGATTTTGCCGGCCATGATCAGATGCCTCCGATGATCGGGACGATGTAGGGGTAGTTGGTCGAGTGATAGGCGCTGTCGAAGATGTAGACGTTGAAGCCCGGCACCTTGGAACTCATGTCGCCCTTGTCGGCGATGGCCTGAAACACCGTCCGGGTGTCGATGTGCGACATGTAGATGCCGTAACCGCTGTCGGAATTCGGGCTGTAGGAGATCATGAAGTCGCTGTCGCGGATGGGCGCGAACGACCGGCCATAGCTGGAATCCTGGTATTGTAGAAAGGCGTACTTCCCGTCCGCCACCCGGATCAGGAATACCTCGGCCCCGGCCCCATAGTAGTAATAGGGCTGGTAGCAGATGACGTATTTGCCGTCGTTGGAGATCTGGAAGCGGATGCCGTTGCGGTCGGCGGATTCCATGCCGTAGGTGGTGGTCGTGCTCAGGGTGTGGGTGGCTTCCTTGGTGTAGCCTCCGGCGCCGTTCGGCGTGAACCGGTCCAGCATGCAGTAATTGCTGGGCTCCATCCGCACGATGATGATCTTGCCGTCATCGCAGGGAATGACGATGCCGCGATAGAGGCTCTCGGCATACCCGGCCGAATTGGCCGTCCAGTCGTAGAAGATGTGCTTGGTCTCATCGAGATTGTTGAACCAGGCGCGGCGGTTGCTGGCGGAAATGTCGAACGGCGGGACGTTGGAATAGACGTGCAGCCGCATGGAGGTGCCGCCGTTCTTGTTCTCATTGATGACCAGCGTGCCGGTCTTCTCGTTGTAGCCAATCATCCCGTACTTGTTGTACGTCCCGAAATTGTTCTGGGCGTAGAACTTGGTGTTGGTCCAGGCCAGATGCCAACCCTCGGTGCCGGTCAGGCGGCCGGGGGCGATGGCGCGGGGCGCCACGCCCGCATACTGATTCTCCATGAACAGGGCGAGGTTCTTGTTGGTCTTGTTGTTGACCCAGACACCGACATTGCGGAGTGCCGTGCCGGCATAGGGGCTGGGGCGGCCGATCATCGAGCCGTCGGGGCCGATGCCAAGGGCGATATGGCCGAGATGCCCGCACCGCGCCGTGCCGTCGCCATAGGAGGTGTCGGTCGACGAGATGTTCGAGTTCGTCTGGCCGTAGGAATACCAGTTGTTGAAGAATTCGGTGCCCAGGCTGCTGGTGCTGCCCTGCATGTAGCCGCTGTCATTGTAGTGCTGGCGGCAAAGCTCCTGGAGATAGTGGTTGTAGACCACCGTGCCCCAGGGCGCCGAACTGCTCATGGTGACCACGGCGAAGGCCGGGCGCTTCCAGGGATCGAGCAGATCGCTGTCAATACGGCGCTGGTACTGTTTCAGCGCGTTGAATGTCAGGATATCCATCGTCAAACCTCCGTGATGGCGGCGATCTGCCCGTCGGGCGTATAGGTGAAGCTGTAGGCGCGGGTATAGGTGATGCCGCCGAGGGTCAGCTTCTCGGCATAGCCCGCCATGGTTCCGTCGTCGTTGTAGGTGATGCCGTTGATCAGACGCGGCCCCTGGCGGATGGAAGCCGCTCTTCCCGCAACGTCGTAGACGACGTCACCCGCGACGATGCCCCCCGTGAACAGGGCAGCATTGGCGGCACTGACCGAATACCCGGCATTGGTTCCGAGGTAATTGGCGAGATTGACCTGGAACTCGGCCATCTGATTGTTGATGCGGGTTTCGATCCCGTTGGAGAAGGTCTCGATCTTGGCAAGGGCGGCGTTGAGACCGGCGATCACCGTGCCGTTGATGAAGCTGGTGGCCGTGCCCAGCCAGAGCGTGTTGATGTGATCCTTCAGCGCCTGGGCAATGGCATTGAGCCGGGCCGGGATTTCGCGGGCCTTGGAATTGCTGAAGATGCCGACATTGTCGGAGAACGCCACGAAGGGAGCAGCGTTGGGGATCGGGGGGATGGTCAGGGGCATGGGATCAGGTCTCCGCGTAGAAGGTTTCGAGGACGCAATCGCCGAACGATTCCAGGGTGCGCTCGCCGACCATCACGGCGCCGGTGACATCCATGTTCCGGTCATCGCGATTGAGCAGCATCCACCGCTCTTCCCCGCCATGGGGGATGTCGCCCAGCCTGGAAGCCCGGGTCAGCATGAGGATGTCCTCGCCGCTTAAGTCCGGGGCGTAGAGCCCGGCGGCCTTGGCCGCCACCTTGCGCAGCAGGGCGTCGTAGGAATCGGTGTCCTGGACGGTCTCGATCAGTTCGATGGCCTTCACCATCAGGGCGAAATCGTCCATCCGCAGGTTGGGATCGTCGAGTTTGGCCGAGATGGTGGCGAAGGCGTTGTCCTGGGCGGATTTGAGCGTCAGGTAATGGGCAAGGGTGGTCATGGGGCTTCCCTTCAGAACAACTCGATGCCGAGCGTCCGGTAGTCCGAGCCCCTGCGGGCGGAAACGATCAGGGTTTGCAGATCAAGCCCGGTGGCATCGGCGACGATGGTTGCCGCCGCTTCGGCGGCCACGGCGAAGCTCTCGGCTTGTCCGGCCCAGAAGGCGCCGTCGGTTTCGGCCTGGGCTGCTGCCGTGGCGGAACCGGCAGAGGCGGTTTCCGATGCACGGGCCTGGGCGGCCGACGCGGTGGCGCTGGCCTCGGCATGGACCGCCAAGGCCGAGGAGGTCGCCGCCTGCTGTTCCGACAGGGCCGCCGCCTCCGCGCTCGCCTGGGCGGCGACTTCGCTGGTATTAGCCGCTATGGCGGAGGCATCGGCCGCCGATGCCGAGGCGGCCGCATCGATTGCTGCCTGCGTGGTGACGGCTTTCGCCGCCACTGATGCGGTCCTGGACTGTTCCGCCTGGGCGGCAGCGTTTTCCGAGGCTTGCCGGGATGCCTGCGCCGCGACCGCGCTGGCATTGGCCGCAGCGGCATTGCCGGACGCGGATGATGCGCTGGCGGCGGCATGCGTTTCCGACAGGCGCGCGGCCTGGGCATTTGCCGCGATAGCTGCCTCGCTCGTCTCCACCGCATCGGCGCTTTGAACAGCAATCGTCGCGCTGGCCGCCGCCGCGGCAACCTTCTGATCCAGGGTTTCCAGACCGGACTGAAGCCGGGTGTCGATATCGGCGATGGCCTTGGCCACCGTCTTGACCGGCCCACCTTCGGTGACGACCTGACACTCGGTCCCGCTGGCGGGGCCATGCACCACCTTGTGCAGCAGGGTGCTGTCCGCGGTCACCTTGGCGACGGCAGCAGCGAGATCGGTTTGCAGAGTCATGGATGGTCACCAGCGAATGCTGACGGGCAAGCCGACATGCAGGGTGGAATGGAGGGTCTGGATGTTGGCAAAGAGAACGACCACGTCCTCGGCCAGCAGGATGTCCAACGCCCCCGCGTCGAGCATGGGGCGCTCACGAACTTCCAACACCGAGGTGACGATCCAAGCCCCGCCCCGGCTGGGCACCGCCTTGTAGGGGGTGTTGCCCTGGCCGACGAAACGGGCTTCGTGGGCGACAATGCCGCTTCCGCCCAGCAGGGAGATGGCGAACCAGTCGGCGCCATCGTCCAGCTTCAGGCGGAACCACGCCTCAAAGGTGGCGAAATCCACCGCCGACATGCGCCAGCGCACCGGGATACGGGTTGGCGTTTGGGTGAACCGCCGCCGCTGCCGGGCTGGGCCGGATTCCATGTCGGTGCGGGTGACGGCGGATTCCGGTTCCAGGGCATAGCCGTCATAGGTCGGCAGCGGCAGCCGGGCGGGCCAGGAGATGGTGGTGGTCATGACGGTCTCCGGGTACAGGCTCCTTGCATCCGGTGGACGGCCACCTCATCTCTGGGCTACACTGTGGCCCAAGTACAGGAGGTGCCCACCATGAACACTGTTGTCCGTGCCCGCATCGACGAGCACCTGAAGGAGGAAGCCGCAATCGTGCTGTCGTCGATCGGGCTGACCGTGTCCGACGCCTTCCGCATGATGATGGTGCGGATTGCCACCGAGAAGCGGCTGCCGTTCGAGCCGCTGGTTCCCAATGCCGAAACCATCGCCGCGATGGAAGCAGCCCGGCGCGGCGACGTGGTACGGGTCGGCAGCGTCAAGGATCTGATGGCGGATCTGAATGCGGACGATTAGCCGCACCGGTCAGTTCAAGCGAGACTACAAGCGTGAAAAGAAGGGGCGACATCGGGAAGCCCTCGATGCCGACCTTGTCGAGGTGGTCTCGAAGCTGGTGGCCGACGAGCCCCTGGAGGAGCGACATCACGACCACGCCCTGACCGGGAACTGGAAGGATCACCGCGACTGCCATATTAAGCCCGATTTGGTCCTGATCTACCGCCTCTCCGACGAAGAGACGCTCGATCTGGTGCGTCTCGGCTCGCACAGCGAACTCGGCTTGTAGCCTTACCGATATGTCCCTGCCGCCGGGTTCAGCCCATAGCGATGCTCCAGCATCGGGGCCATGCCCTCGCCGCGACCGATGCGGCGGCTCATGCGGCCCTCGATCTCCTCAACGATGATGTCGAGATGGATGCGGCCATCCGCCCCCTGGGATTGCTCGGCGCGGGCCTGGGTGCCCGACGCATGATTATTGACCGTGACCACCACGCCCACCACCATCGGCTGCGACAAGGCGGCATTCAGGATGCGGTCGGCATTGTCCATCTGCCGGGGCGTGAAAACGCCCTCACCGACGCGGGCAACGATGGGGCGCTCCCCCGCCACCAGACCGCCACCATGGTATTTCGGTGCATTGGCGAAGACCGAGGAGCTGAACGAACGAGTGTCCAGCCGGTCGAGACCGATCAAGCCGCCGGAATGGGCGATGGCGAAATTACCGGTATCGGGCACCGGCGCCGCGCCGCCGGAACTGGCGCCGCCAGAAGCGGTCCCGGAAAAGAAACTGCCGATCCCGGCGATCATGCCGCCGAAGATGCCGCCACCGGCTCCGCCGAACAGCGGCGCTACCACCGACATGCGCCAAGCGGCGCGCAAAGCCTCCTCGGCCAGACTGTTGAACAGATCCTGCCCGGCCAGCTTGCCGGTCATGGCCCATTTGACGAAAGCATCCTCGCTGGCCCGCAGCGCCCCGGACATGGCCCGCTCTGCCGAAGCCGCGGCATTGCTGGCTTCGTCGGCATAGGCCCGTACCGCCCGGATGGCGCCGTCCTGCCAGTCGCGGCTGGCGGCCAGCTTGTCCTGCTCCAATTCCCGATAGCGGCGGGTATAGGCTTCCTCCGACAAGGCACCGCTGGCCCGCTGCTCGTTGAGCTTGGCCAGTTCCTCGGCAAACCGCAGGGTGGCGTCGTAGGCCAGGGTAGTCTGGCGGGCCTCATCCTTGACCGCCTCGGCATATTGCCGCGAGCGGGCCGCCCGGTACTCATCGAGTTTGGGATCGTCCTCGGCCAGCTTGTGGCTGCGGGCGAATTTGGCCACGTCATTGTCGATGGTGACTGTGCGAACGCGGTTGCGATCACTACTGCGCACCGCCTCGGCCAGACGCACCTGGGCATCGATCTCGCGCTCCAGATCGGCGACGGCGCGAGTGGCCTCGCTGTTGGCGCGGGACTTCTGCACCAGGGCGTAGGAAGCCGCCAGTTCGCCATTGGCATCACTCAGCCCCTTGGATGCCTGTTCGGCCAGCCAATTGGTCCGCTCCGCCAGGATGGTGTCGGCCACCGAGCCCTTGGCGGAATCGGCGAGACGGTCATTGGCTGCGGCTTCCTGCCCCATGGTGCGGATCAGGCCGTTGGTCTGTTCCAGCAGCTTGGCGGCATCGATGCGGCGCAGCGCCCGATCGTATTCGGCCACCGCCGCGCCGTTATTCTTGAAGGCGAACTCCAGCACCTTGGCGGCCCGCGCCGCATCGATCTGGGCTTGCCCGCCGGTGCGGGCGGCTTCGGCCAGACGCTCCTGGCCACGGGCTTGGAGGTTCAGCCCCAGCACCTCGGCCTGGGCCTGGGCCGACATCTCTCCCGCCCCCTTGGCCTCGGCCTCACGGGCCAGCAGATCCTTGATCTCCTGTTCCTTGGGCTGGGTGCGATAGACGCCGCCTTGCTGGAACAGCTCCTTCTCAATTTGGCGAAAGCCCTTGGCCGCTTCGTATTGGGCCTTGGTGCGGGAGAACACCGCGTTGCCGGCGGCGCGGGCCGTGTTGAGCTTCTCCTGCCATTCCACCTCAAATTTGAGGTCGGTCAGCTTTTCGAGATAGCTGGGCTCGCGCTGCTCGGCCCTTACCCGATCGCGCTCCATCTTGGCCTGGGCTTCCATGCCCGCCCGCTTGCGGGTGATCTCGTCGAGGTCGGCGGCGACATCCTGGCGTTCGGCCAGCAGGCGGCGCAGTTCCTCGTTCTCCTCCCTGACCGCCATCACCACCACGGAATGGGTGCCGGCGGGCAACGGCTTGTCGAGGGCCTGCTCGCCCCCCAGGGCGGCAATGCGGCGGTCCAGATCGGCCAGCCGCGACTTGACCGTGGATTCGCCCGGCGTCAGCGATTCCAGCGTCGCCGCCCCGGCATTGGCGCCGCCCGACAGAACCTTGCGCAGCCAGGGGGCGTTGGTGAAGCCCTGCCAGGCATTGGCCATGCGGGTAAACGACCGCTCGGCGGTATCGGCGCTTTCCTTGGCGGCTTCGTCGAAACCCCGCAGCGCCTTGATCAGGGTGTCGCGGAAGAAATCCGCCGTGACCTTGCCCTGGGTGACCATCTGGCGGAAGCCGCCCGAGGGCAGAGCGGCGGCCCGGTCGAGAGCCTGCAGCAGCCCCGGCATGGGCTCGACAATCTGGTTGAGTTCCTCGGCGCGCAACGTGCCCGACGACAGCCCCTGGGCCAGACCGAACAGCGATTGCTCCAACTGCTCGGACGAGGCCCCCAGCGCGATGGCGGTGGACTGGAAGCCCTCCAGCAAGGCGCGGCTTTCGCCGGTGGTGATGATCCCGGCCTTCTGCAACGCCGCCAGCCGGGAATAGGCCCCGACCACGGTCTCCAAGGCGGTGCCGGTCTTCTGGGCCTGGGCATAGAGATAGCTGGTGGTTTCGGTCAGGGCGGCGGCGCCGACCAGCCCCTTCAGCCGGGCCTCCAGGCTTTCCACCTTGATGGTGGACTCCACCATGGCCTTGCCGAAGAAGCCAATAGCCGCGCCCGCCGCCAATCCCGCCGGACCCAGCGCCATCATCACCGAGCCGATGGGGCCAAGCCGGGAAGCAAACCCCGCCATGCCGCCCTGGATATCCTGGCTGGCGGCATTCATGGCCAGCAGCGACTTCGACGCCGGTTGCGCCGCTCCCTCGATCCGGGCCAGCGCCTTCTGGCCGTCGTTACCCAGTTGGATCAGGGTACGGCGCACGGTTTCGCCATCCTGCAGGGACAGGCGAATGGAGACGGATTTGGTGGCCATCGGTCAGGTCTCGGTTTGAACCTTGGCGGAACCGGCCACCATTCCCCGCTCAGCGAATGGCAGCAGCCGGGCCAGCAAGGGTTGGTCGTAACCCAGCGTCTGGGCCTGGATCAGCAGGGCGGGAAGGTCGAAGCCGGTGATGCCACCACGAGGACTGATGCGGAGGGCGCCGATGGCTCCGGTCAGGAGTTCCCAGGCTTGCCAGCCTGCTTCGGTCAGGGGGGCGTTGCGGTCATAGGGGCAGTCACAGTTTCCGCCGCAGCCTCGGCAGTAGTCAGGCCCGCCGCCGAAATGCCATTCGGCGCGGGCCTGGAGGCGTTTCCCTCGGCGATGACCGCTTCGTGGGTTTCGGTGTACTGGACGACGAAGCCCTCGGCCATGCGGGGAAGCTGCATCAACTCGGCGATGCTCGTGTCTGAGACCTCCGCAGGCTCGTCGGCCTCATCCAGCACGCCCTCCCATTTGGTGATGGCGGAGCGGGCCAGCCCTTGGGCGAACAGCATCTGCGACAGTCCGGCCAGGGCGTCCTCGTCGGATAGGTCCGGCAGGCCGGTAATATCGGCCCCGGCGGCTTTCAGATCGGCATGCTCGGCGGCGATGGCACGGGCCATGCGCCAGCCTCGGGCACGGGCGGCCTCATAGACCGCCGTGGTCAGGGGGCGGACGAACACCCGCACACCATGGGGGAGATCGATCCAGTAGGGTTCCTTGGGGATAGTCAGGCGGATCATGATCAATACCCCGTCACGTCGTTGACCAGGGTGACGCGGAGCAGATACCCCGCCACCGGATCGCGGGCGGCGCGCCAGTCGTAGCTGGCCTGGATGCCGCCGGGTCCTTTGATCTCCTGCTTCTTCTTGGGCAGGAACACGCGGGGTAGATGGAAGGTCAGCGCGAAGGACGAACCGGGGATGGTGAAGCCGTAATCCATCGCCACCGGGCTTTCGGCGGCGATGGCTGAGGTCAGGGTGGTATCGGTGCCGAAGCGGATGTCCACCGAACCTTCGGCGGTGGCTTCGGTTTCGTCCACGCCGTCGATCAACCCGTCGGCGCGGATGGTCTCGACCCGCTCCAGATTGTTGGAAAAGGACAACTTGCCGCCGGTGACGTTGGCGAGTTGGCCACCGCCGACCCGGATGGTGCCGCTGCCCTGGCTGAACCGCTTCAGGGCGAAGGTCGTCGGGGTGGCATCAATGGTAGCGGCGGCTTCGGTCTCGCCCTGAGCGATCACACCGATGCTGGCATTGGCGGCGCCGGAGCGGGCCATGTCGAAGGACAGCTTGTCGAGCTTGGCGCCGCCGTGACGGAAGAACTTCAGCACCGCCAACTGGGCATGACCGATCTCGATGGCAAGGCTGGGCAGCGTGCCGCCCGAGGTGAAGACATGGTCGAAGGTCCCGTCACCGTTATCGGCGGTGGCGGGCGCCCCGAACAGGCCCTTCAGCCAGAAGCCGAGCGCCCTAACATCCAGCGGCACGCCGATATCGCCCTCGTCCTTGATCGCCTCGTAGAACGGGTCCTGGGCGTCGCGACCCTGGCCCAGCAGCGGGTCGTAACCCAGCGGTCGCTCGGCCCCCAGGCTGGATTCCTTGAACGACAGCCGCCCATAACCGTCAGCAGGCAGGGTGCCGTAAACCGTCTCGAAGGCGGCCAGCAGCATGCAATCGGCGCCATAGGCCCGAGTCTTTGCCATGATCAGAATCCTTGATGGATTGGAAATCAGCCCAGCGGATCGTCGCTGGCGTAATGGATGGTGATCGGCACCGTGGCGCCGCGCAGGGCAGCAGCTCCGTCGATGGCTAGGCCGGAAGTCTTGGGAGCGCCCCATTCCAGCCATTCGGCCAGACCGCCGAGGGAGCGGTCTCCAGCCAGGGCGTTTCCCACCGCCATCAGCAGGGTTTCGAGGGCGGCGCTGTCGTCATCCTGGCCGCGCTGGAGGATCACCTCGATTTCGGTCTGGTGTTCCCAGAGATAGGTGACCGGCGACAGGATCACCTCGGGGTCGCCAGGATCACCGTCGCGCAGGATGATCAATCCACCGGAGGGGACCGTTTCCGGAAGCGGCACTTCCCGTTTGGCCGCGGCATCGGGCACGGCCTCGAGCCGCGCCAACAGGGCGGCAAGGACCTGTTCGCGGACGCTGGGCATGGGCAATCCTTGAAACGTGCGCCAATAAGGCGTACATATTTGAAGCATCAATTGGAGCCGCCACCATGCCCAGGACCGCCCAACGCCAGGAGCGCATCAGCATTCGCCTCAGCCCGCAATCGAAGCGGAAGCTGGAACGGGCTGCCGCCTATGCGGATAAGACGCTCACCGACTTCGTGGTCGATGTCGCCTTGCAAAAGGCGGATGCGGTGGTGCGCGAGCACGAGGTCATTTCGCTCGACGCCGAGGAATGGGAGCGTTTTCAGGAACTGCTGCTCAATCCACCCGAGCCGAACGAGAAGCTTCAAAAGGCGCTTGAAGAGCATGCTCGGATCGTGCGCCGGTGAGTTTCGCTGCCGATTCGATCCAGATCGAGCCACTTGATGCCCATCATGACCGCTCGTCTTTCTCCTGCGGCAATGTGTCCCTCGACCGCTATATCCACGAGCAGGCCAGCCAGGATGTCCGGCGGAATACCGCACGGGTGTTCGTGGCCGTCATGCCGGATCGGCCCGAGCATATCCTCGGCTTCTTCACCCTCAGCGCCGCGACGGTGGTCGCCGCTGACCTGCCGCTAGCAATGGAGAAGCGCCTACCGCGACATCCCATTCCGGCGGCTCTGATCGGGCGCCTCGCCGTTGATCTGGCCGCTGCTGGTCAGGGTCTGGGCAGTGTTCTGCTGGCTGATGCCGTCAAGAAGACCAAGGTGGCGGCGGAGACGGTCGCCATGTCGGTGATCGTCGTTGACCCCATCGACGATGGTGCCCAAGGATTCTACGCGGCGTTCGGGTTCCAGTCCCTGCGGGGACCACAGAGACGGATGTTCATGGCTATCCATGGCGGTGCGGCCAAATCGGTGCAGTGATCAGAATGATCACCGCCAATTCCTGACGATCAGCTCCGGCAGCGCCGAAGCCCACCGCTCGGCAGCGCCGTCGACGTCGAGGCGCTTCTTCAAGCTCACCTGCGGCACCAGGATGAACATCACCACGCTGGTCATCCCACGCCCGGAGCGGAGCGCCGAGGCGCTGCCCTTGGCGAAACCACCCCGCTTGCCGGTGCGGACCCGCATGTTCTCGGCCACCAGCAGCGATGGGGCGCCCCGGCGGTAGATGAAGCGCAGCCGGCTGCCGTGCATCTGTTCCCACAGGCTCGGCGTCATGCGTTTGCCTCGGGCACCGGTGCCGGCGGCAGGCGTTGGAATCGCCAACCAGAAGCCGTGCTTGGATTTGATCACCGCGCCCTGGTCAAAGGCGCGGATGATGGTCGGCGCCCTGGTGAAAACGAACCCCGCCGCCTTGATGCTTTTGCGCCCCTTGGGATAAAGCTCGGCCCGCCAGGTATTGGCGAGGCGCTGGCCCATGCCCGCTTCGCTGACCTGGCGGCGAAGATCCGCCTTCAGCCCGTCGGCGGCCTGGCGCATGGCGGCGGTGACCGCATCCTCGGCTTCCTTGACCTCCTCGGCCATGATCTTGCGCAGATCGCCGGAAATAGCCGCCGCCAGTTTCATGCCGGTCTCACGTCGATTGTCCAAACCAGCCGCTCGGCATCCAGACGGGGTTCGCCCTGGACGACGAAGCTGTCGCCATCGTGGACGATCACATCCCCCGCCTGGGGTGCCGCAACCTCCCGCCGCCGGATCTCGAACACCGCCGTGCTGGTCTGCACGGTGATGTCCGAAAACTCGATATCGCGGTCGGGCCGCCGTACCAGGGCGCGGATGGACCGGCCCTGGTAGCTGACGGTGACGGCGAGGTTGGGATCGGCGAACAGGTCGTCGATGGCGTCGGCAAAGGCGGTCACGCTCAGTTGCCCGAGAACAACCGCACAGCCAGACGCGGCCGCTTGTTGACCGGCAGGATGGACGCCTCGGTCTTGACGTCGATGGCGCTGCCGTCCTGGCGGGCAAGCTGCCGGGCGTACATGGGCACGCCCAGGGTGTTGACGGTCTCGATCAGATTGGCGGGGGCGCCGTAGGTGACGAAGGTGTCCATGGTGCCGAGCGGGAAGGCGATGCCCTCGCCGGCCGGGATCAGGGTCTCGGTGCCGCCGGTGGAAAGAGTGACGGTGGCGCTGTATTCCTCGAACACCAGCCCGGCGAAGGGGAAGCGGCGGCGCACGTCTTCCCTGAGCGGCTGGGCGCCCACGGTCGTATAGTACTGGTAGGCCTGCTCGACCTTGGCGTGGCCGATCAGCTTGTCGAAGAAATCGGGGCTGACCAGGGCGGTGACCGACGACATGGTCTCGCCCTTGAGTTCGGTTTCCACCTTGCGCAATACGTCGCGTACCTTGGCCTGGACATTGGTGGTGGCGGTTCCCAGGGCAAAATCCACCTGCTGGCGGGCCAGGCCGAATTCGCTGAAGTAGTCGTAGAGGGTGGACCCGGCGCCGTCGCGGACGATGCCGCGCAGCGCGTTGACCTCCATGAACTCGCGGGTCTGGGCGTGCTTGGAGCGCATGCGGGTCAGCTTGCGCTCCATGATGGTGGTCAGGGGATCGGCGGCATCGGCGCTGCCAAAGCCGCGCACTCCCTGGATATCCTGAGGCAAGATGGTGTCGTCATGGGGAATCCACGGGAGCGAGAAGGCGCGCATGGCGCGGTTGTCCCGGTTGGCGACGGTAGCCGGGCCGCCCAGCGGCACTGTGGGCAGCAGGTTGAGGACGCCCTCGGCCTGCTCGATGATCACCGAGCGCTGGGTGACGCCCTCGAAGCGGAACAGCCCCATCTGGCCGAGCCGGGTGTAGAGGTTGGGCAGGATGTTGATAGCCTGGGTCATTTCGGCCAGCGAATAGCCGCCCGCGTCGAAGGGATTGATAATTTCAACCATGGTTTCCTCGGGGGTCAGGACGTGGCGCGGGCGACGAGGCCCAATGCGGCAAGCTGGGTGATCTTGGCGGTGCGTTCGGCGGGGAGATCGACGGAGGCGTCGAAGGTCAGGACAAGCTGGGACAAGATCACCGGACCACGTGCCAGCACCACGCCGATGGCGTCGCCGGCACTGGCATCAACGGCTTCGGTCAACACGGCACTGGCGATTTCCGCCCCATCGTCGCCGGCCACCAGTGCGGCGGGAGCCAGCCGGTAATGGCCAGAAGCGGTAATGCGCCCCAGCACGGCGCCCAGGGGGTAATTGGTGCCGGCCTTCAGCGTCACCACCTCGCGACAGTAGCTGGGATTGCACTCGAATTTGAGGAGGTCGCCCAGGGTGGGCGCCATGGTCAGCACGGACATGGGGATTGCTCCTTACTTGCGGGCGGCGGCCTCGCGGGCGCGCCGAACGATGGGGCTTTCGGTTTCGGCCTTGGGCGTGGCCCCAGTCGGGGCAGCTGCCACCAAATCGGCGGCATCGGAACGCTCGGCCAGCTGATCCAGCACCGTGCGGCGCAGCGCCTCGGGGCGGATGCCCTTGGCCAGGGCGTCGGCGGCGTCGATGGTGACGCCGAGGCGGGCGGCCTGGGCGGCGATGGCGCTGATCTCGGAATATTCGGTGCGCAGACGCTGCTCGATCTCGGCGGTCGCTTCGGCGGCGGACGGCACAGCCGCCAGAACGGGGACATCCCCCGTTTGCTCGGACATGGTGGTCTCCTTGGGTTTGGACAGAACGGGGGAACGGACGGAGGAGCGCGCCAGGGTGGCGCCGAGATCGGCGAGGGCGACGCGGAGCGTGCCGACCTTGTCAGCCAGACCGGCGGCGACCGCTTGGTCACCGCGATAGACCGCTGCTTCCGTGGCCCGCACGGCGTCGGGAGATATCCGCCGCCGCTCGGCCACCAGGGCGGTGAATTTCCCGTACAGGGCATCAACGTCAGCCTGCAGCGTGGCGCGGGCGGAATCCGACAGCGGCTGATGGGGATTGCCATCCACCTTCGCCGCCCCGGCATGGATGAAGCTCCAGGCTCGCCCGGCCTGGGCATCGGCAGCGGATTCGTCCACATGGATGGCGACCACACCGACCGAGCCGACCTCACCGGTCTGGGTGAGGTAGAGGCGGTCGGCAGTGCAGGCGATGGCGTAGGCCGCCGACAGGGCGGCTTCGTCGGCTATCGCCCAAATCGGCTTGCCGCACTGGGCGCGGATGGCCTGGATGTGGTCGACCAGATCGAACAGGCCGCCCACCTCGCCGCCAGAGGAATCCACGTCCAGCAGGATGGCGCGGATGCCGGGATCGGTGGCCGCCGCCTCGATGGCATCGGCGATGTCGGAATAAGCCGTCAGGCCGCTGGCGGTGCCGAGATAGCCGGAGCGGGCCACCAGGGTGCCGATCACCGGCACGATGGCGATGCCGTCGGGCGTCACCGCCATTTCGGTGGAGGGGGCGGCATCCGCGTCAAAGGACAGTGCCTGTCCGGCCAGCCGGGGACCGAGGGCGCCCAGGATCACGTCCAGTTTGGCGCGGGCAACCAGCAGCGGCGTTCCGTACAGACGGGCCGCGATATGGGGCAGATCGTGCATGTCGGTCCTTATTGTGTCGGTGCGGACGGCATCGGCGTGGTACCGAGAACCAGCCCCAACCGCTGTTCGCGGGCCTTATCGGCGGCGATTTCGGCATCCACCTGTTCGGCGTCGAAGCCTCGCTCGGCCAGGGCCTGGGTGCGGCTCTTGAGACCGGCGTCGATCTGCTCGATCTCGGCGCGGGCATCCTTGAGCGGATCGACCCAGTCCCATTTGGGCGGCAGCCAGGAACAGGCGATGAAACCGGCCCGGTTGGGCTCATAGCCCTTGAGGACCAGGGCACCGGCCATTACGGCGGTATCCATCCAGCGCTGCCAGACGGCGCGGCAAAGCTGGTAGACCATGACGGCATGCTGCCAGGCGTCGATGCGGCGGCGGAATTCCAGCAGGGCGAGGCGCGAGTTGGAGTAATTGGCCTTCAGCATGTCGTTGGACAGGTAGGCGTAGGGCACCCCCAAGGCGGCGGCGATCTGCAGCAAGGTGCGGTATTGGAACGCCTCGTAGGAGCCGCCCACATCGGCGGGGGCCGAGGTCTGGATTTCCTCGCCCGGTTCCAGCATCACCACTTGGCCGGGCTGGACGTCCATCACCCGGTCGCCGGTGCCGCCGTCCTCGGCGATATCGAACGGCTCGCCCGGACTCGGCGTGGTGACGAACAACGCGTACATGGCCGCCACCTTCTTGCGGTCCAGTTCGGCATCGTCGTACTGGTCGAGCAGGAACAGCTTGACGATGGCCGGGGCAAACCGCGACACCCCGCGCAATTGCCCGGCATCCACAGGGTCCATCACATGAATGATCTCGGACGCCGGCACCCGTACTGTTTCACCGGCCATGCCGGGATCGGTACAATCGCCGGGATGGCGGCGCAGGAAGTGATAGGCGACGCGGCGGCCGATGCGATCGAACTCGATGCCCTGGCGGATGACATTGCCGCCGGGCAGGGTCTGGTTCCGGGTCAGCGGCAACATTTCCGAGGGCAGCATCTGCAATTGCAGCGGCACCGACAGGCCGTCCTCGGACCGACGCGGGCGGAAGCGGAAGAACACCTCACCGGCGATGAACACCTCGCGCGCAGCCCGGCGCTGCTGGCCGTAGAAATCGGTCAGCCCCTCGGCATCGGATTCGTCGGTCCAGGCCAGCCACAGCCTCTGCACCTGGGTCTTCAGGGTGGCGTCGGCGATCAGCGAGGACGGCTTGATGCCGGCGCCGACCACATTGCCAGCCCAGCTTTCGATGGCGTTGGCGGCATAACCGTTGTTGCGGACCAGATGGCGGGCGCGTGCCGTGATGTCAGACCCGGCAGCGGCGATCAGAGTGTTGAGATGGGCGCGGCTGGGCTGGAAGCCCTTGAGACGGCGGTTGCTCATGCCCGCCTCGAAGCCACCGATAAAGGCGCCCACCTTGCGGCGCAGGGCCGACAACATGGTCACAGCCCCTTGCTGGCCACGGTCAGGATACGGCGACGACGGCCCTTGCCCTCGGCCAGGGCGATACGGCGGTCGAGATCGGCCAGCACCTGATTGGCCTGGGTCAGGTCGTACTGGACCGTGCGGTCGCCCACGGTGACGCGGGCGACCAGCGAGTTGCGCCGCGCCATCACGCGCTCGCGCTCGGCCTTCATCTCGTCGAGGGTCATCGGGATCAGCCCATATAGCTGGAATGAAAAACCCGCCGGGAGCGGCGGGTCTGGGGTCGGCGGATCTGGCCCGCCTGGGGTTCTTCGGTTTGGGCCTGCTCGGATATGGCCAGTTGCGCTTCCAGATCCCGCCACTTGGCCTCGGGCCAGCGGTCGGCCCCGACGATCCAGGCGGCGGCGCGGGCATAGACCCGGCAATCCAGGGCTTCGTTGCGCTCGCGCAGCTTCTGCCATTCCAGCTTGGTGAAGCCGCGGCGGTTCTTGACCGTCACCAGTTGCTCGGCGACGAACTGCTTGCACCACTCGGACTCGGCCCACGATGGCAGATGCACCGTTCCGGCCGGGAAACGGACGCCTGAAGCCAGGTCCTCGTCGGTAGGACGTTCCAGCCGCAGGAAGCGGTAGGTCTCCGACTTGAAGGTGGAGACCGCCACGATCCACAGCCGGGCACCCCGGCGGATCTTCTTGCCGCCCTCGGTGGCGTCCACGTAGGTGGGCCCCGACACCGGGCTGGAGCGGTTGAAGCCCTCGACGCCCTTGACCGGCGACACGCTGGCGACGCCCATTTTGCGGCCCCAGGTGTAGACCGCCGAAGCCTCGTAACCGGTGTCGATGGCGAGGCGGGCAATGCGCAAGGCGGCGCCGTTGGCGTGGGTCCAGGTTTGGCCCAACACCCGCTCCAGCGCCGTCCAGGTTTCGGCATGTTCCGGCCCGCCCTCGATGACGATGTGGTCGATCAGCCAGCTTTCGAGGTTTCGGCCCCAGGCCCAGACGTCAATCTCGACCCGGTCCTTCTGGACGTCGGCCCCGGCGGTGAGGAACAACCCGCCCGCCGGGACCGTACCGTTGCTCCAGGTTTCCCTGCGGTCGTAGAGCCGCTGCCAATCGGGGGCCTCGCCGGATTCGGTCCAGGTTTCGCCCAGCACGGTGTTCTTGAACACCCGCAGCGCGTCATCATTGCCCTGGGCCGCTTCCCATAGCCGGGCGATGTCCCGCCACGACTGCCAGCCCGGCGGAGAATACAGCGCCGAGATATGGAAGCCGATGGTGCCGGGATCACTGGCAATGGCGGTGGCTCGCCACTCGCCCGCCGCCAGCATGGTGCCCTTGTGGTGCTCGGCGATGTCCTGGTCGCAGGATTCGCAGACGTAACGGACGCTGCCCGGCTGGCCCTTGTCCCACTTGAGGCGCTCGAATTTCAGCCACTGCATGGTCCCGCAATGGGGGCACGGCACGAAGAAGCGGCGCTGGTCGGACGCCTCGTATTCCCGCTCGATCCGCGACATCCCTCGGATGGTGGGCGTCGAGGCCAGGAACGCTTTCCGCCGGTGGGCGAAGGTCAACGAGCGGGCCTCGGCCAAGCCGACCGGGTCGCCTTCCTCGTCGGCCGAGGCCGGATAGGCATCCACCTCGTCCAGAAACAGGTAGCGGGCCGGCATGGAGCGCAGGCCCACCGCACTGTTGGCCCCGGTCAGCACCAAGGTGCCGCCGGGAAAGTCCTTCGACAGCATGGTGTTGCCAGCATCGCGCGACCGGGCCGGTTTGACCCGTTCCCGGATGGCCGGGCTTTCATCGATCAGCGGGTCGATGCGCTGGCGGGACGCCCGTTTCGCCATCTCCACCGTGGGCTGGACGCAGAGCATCGGCCCCGGCGCGTGATGGATGACGAAGCCGATGAAGCAACAGCCCGCCTCGGTGGCCCCCACCTGCGCCGCCTTCATGAACACCACCCGCTGCACCGGGCTGGTGGGCGACAACGCATCCATGATGTCGCGCATATAGGGCGTGCGGGCCGTCCGATAGCGGCCCGGTTCCGCCGAGGCGCGGCTCGACAGCATGCGGTGCTGATCGGCCCATTGGGATACGGTCAGGCGCGGATCGGGGCGCATCCCGTCGCACCAAGCCGCCAGGATCTGCTCCGCCCCATCGAACTCAGCGAAACTCCGGTTTGACATCGGCAAGCTCATTGAGGTGCGCCCGGACATAGGTTTCCAGCAAGGTCTGCATGGTGTGCGGGTCGATCCCGATTTCGGCCGCCATCTGACCGGCGACCCGCGCCGGCCAAGTCACCCAGGAATCACGTTCCTGCCGGGCCAACTTGAACACCATGGCCAGGGCATTGGCGCGGTCGATGACCTCGTCCTTGAGGCGCTGCACCTGGATGCGGGCCTTCTGCGCCTTGGCCACCTCGTGCATGGTCCGCGCCTGGGCGAAATTGGCCCCGGCGGCTTTGCCGCCATCGAACGAGCTACCGCCACCGGCGGCGGCCGGAGCCGGGGCGGTCACCGCCTCACGCTGGAGCGGAGCCGGGGCCGTCGCGGTCACCGACATGGCCGGTGCGGATGGTGCCGCGGGCGGAGCCTTGACCGTGGCGGGGCGCTTGGCCGGGTCGGTCTGGGCGTCCCAGGCGGCATCGGCCCTGGCCGGGTCGATGGTGCCATCCACCTCCTGCGGGATGCGCCCGGCGCGGACGGCCTTCATCACCGCCACATGGCTCACCCCGCGATGACGCGCATAGGCGCGAACCGATAAGCCCATGATCGAACGCCTACGAAATACGCAATTAAATCATCTAGTTATCGAGTTGATGTGCTTGGCTGTAAGAGCGATTGATGGTCCCACGAACAACGGAGACCACCATGCCCGACACCATCCTGCCCACCACCAACACCGATTGGGGCTTCTTCGGCACCATGGCCGACCACGCCGACCCGGCCGAAGCCTGGAAGATGGCGATGCTCGCGATCCAGACCGCCACCGGCTGTCCCGACACGGCGGTGCGCGATTTCCTCGACAGCACCTTTGGGCGCCACTTCGCCGACGACGTTGCCAACGGATTGTTCGCCGGCAAGATCCTGATGGTGGCGGTCGACGCGACGGTGGCCCGCTGGATGGCCTGGACCATCAGCCGCCGCACGGCGCGAGAAACCGGCATCCCGCACGGACTGCCCTACCTCACCGGTTTCGCCACCCACTTCGAGATTCTGGCCGACGCCAGTTGATCGGCGAATTCCCCCTCCCCGCCCCCCGCTTTCGCGGGGGCAGGCCCCGACCGGGTCCGCCCGGCGGGGCTTGGGGTGGTACAGGCGCATCCCCGCGCCAGCACCCCGGAGGGAACCATCATGACCCAGCAGATTCAGCTTTCCGAGACCCAGACTACCATTCTCGCCGCCGCCTGCTCCCGCGACGACCGGCTGGTCTTCCCGGTCACCGCCAAACTGAAGGGTGGCGCGGTCGGCAACGTGCTCAAGAGTCTCTTGAAGAAGGGGCTGATCGAGGAGATCGCCTCCAAGGACGACGCCACCGTCTGGCGGGTCGGCGAAGACGGCACGCCCCTCACCCTGCGCGCCACCGCAACCGCCGATGCCGCCCTCGGCATCGAGACCGCCGACGACGCCCAGCTCGAGGAAGCCGCGACTCCGGCCGCTCCCCGCCGCCAGCGCGAGGGCAGCAAGCAGGAGGCCCTGATCGCAATGCTGAAGCGGCCCGAGGGCACCAGCATCGCCGAGATCACCGCCGAATTCGGCTGGCAGCCCCACACGGTGCGCGGCGCCATCGCCGGAGCTTTGAAGAAGAAGCTGGGCCTGGAGGTCACCAGCGAGAAGATCGAAGGCCGCGGCCGTATTTACAAAATCCAGGACTGAGGCAAACGGCCATGCCCCGCTACAGCGTCATCATCACCCGCGACGTCACCGAAAGCACCAGGGTCGAGGTCGAGGCCGAAACACCCGAGCAGGCCGAGACGAGAGCATTCGAGAAACTGTTCAACAGCGCCGACACCGAATGGGAATTGGACGAAGGGTCCTGGAACAAGGCCGACGCCTACGTCACCGGTGTGGACGAAATCTCCTGATGGCGCTCGATTTCGGTCAGAACCATCAGGGCTTGATCGAGGGCCGGCATATCACCGGCCCTCGACGCGCGTTCAGCTTGCGTTTTGGCCACATCGAGAGCGGCCTGACCATAGTGGTCCATCAGATCATTCGCGGCGCGGGCCACATGCTCAGGGTCAACGGCCATGACTTACAGCGACTTCTTCAGTGCCGCCGAGGTGCTGAACTTGATCGAGGTCGAGGCGGCGATGTCGATGGCCTCGCCGGTTTTCGGATTGCGGCCCTGACGGGCCGGACGCTCCGACTTGGAGAAGGAGCCAAAACCGATGAGGCTGAAGCGGCCCTCGGTCTTAACGCCTTCGACGATGGTGGCCAGTACCGCTTCGACGGCGGCATCGGCCTGGGCGACGCTGCAACCGGCGGCTTGGCGGATGGCCTTGGACATGGCGGATTTACTCATGATGCTCTTCCCCTCGGAAAATGTAGCCCGAAAGAGTAGCCGCCCGCCGCCTCGATTCCAAGTCGGCCAGATCAGCGGCGGCAAACCTCGAACAGTCGCCGCAGAGCGTAGGACCGGAGAATCGAGACCACGGCAAAGACCAGACCGATGGTCAGATCGTCGGCCAGGGTGATGCGGATGCCGAAGAAAGGAAACACTACTACCTGGGTGGCAACCGCGATGCCGTAGCCGATCACCACGTTGGCGGCAGCCTCGACCAGGGACATGCGGCGGGATTGACGCATCACGTTACAGCATTGAAATTGCACGATTAACCAGCTTGATAAGCAGCCGAAACAGAGCGTTACTGGCTTCACCAAAACGGAGGCCAACACCATGCAGACCCGAGACCAAGCCCTGACCGAGATCGCCACCCAGATCCTCGACCTGGAGACCCTGGACACCCGCAAGAGCGACCGCCTGGACTTCCACGAACTGGCGGTTTGGCAGATCAAGAAAGCCCTGGAAGCGGCCTACGCCGCCGGCCAGAAGGCGAAGTGACCATGGCGGCCCGGTTGAACGTCCGCCCCACCGCCGCCCTGAAGGCCCATCCGCAGTGGTCGCAAAGCGACTTCGAATACTTCCGGGGCAAGGGCTATTCCAACCAGCAGATCCTTGAATTCTGGGAGCGCGACCTGCGCCTCGGCTGCAAGCCGCTGGACTGGAAGCCCACCGACGCCAAGTACCAGCATTCCCTACGTCGGATCACCCGGCGCTGACCGCCTTCCCGGCGGCGATTTCCTCGAAGCAGCGGCCATCGCCATCCAGGATGGCCTTGCCCCCGGTCAGCTTCTGCCAGCGACCGACGATCACGTCGGCATAGGCCGGGTTCAGCTCCATGGCGAAGCAAATCCGCCCGGTGGTCTCGGCGGCGACCACCGTGGTGCCGCTGCCCGCGAACGGCTCATAGACCGCCTCACCCTCGGCGCTGTTGTTGAGAATCGGGCGACGCATGCATTCCACCGGCTTTTGGGTGCCGTGAACCGTGGCCTCGTCCTCATCGCCGTTGTTGCCGATGGCCCAAACGGTGGCCTGATCCCGAGCGCCTTGCCAATGGCCGGTGCCGTTCTTGCGCACAGCATAAATGCAGGGCTCATGCTGCCAGTGGTAATCGCCGCGTCCCAGGACGAAGCGGCTCTTGGACCAGATGATCTGGGCGCGGATCTTGAAGTCGTTGGCTTCCAGGCTGTCCGCCACAATCTTGGCGAATATCGCCGCGTGCCAGACATAGGCCACCTCGCCGGGGAACAGCGCCCAGGCTTCCCGCCAGTCGGCGCGGTCGTCGTTGGCGACCTTGCCGGTGCGGGCCGAGGACGACACCCCGGCTTCGTTGCGCCAGGTGGGATCGTATTCCACCCCGTAAGGCGGATCTGTGACCATCAGGTGCGGCGTGGCCCCGGCCAGCAGGCCCTCCACGTCGGTGGCGACAGTGCTGTCGCCGCACAGAAGGCGGTGTCGGCCCAGGATCCACAGATCACCGGGCCGCGTCACCGGATCGGCGGGCGGTTCCGGGATCTCGTCTTCGTCTCCATCGCCCTGGCCGTCACCCTCGTCGTCGAGGGGGGCCATCAGGGCATCCAACTCCTCTTCCGAGAAGCCGATCAGATCGAGGTCGTAGCCCTCGGCGTTGAGCGCGTGCAGCTCCGCCGCCAGGGTTTCGTCGTCCCAGCCAGCATTCAGCGCCAGCTTGTTGTCGGCCAGGATGTAGGCGCGGCGCTGGGCCTCGCTCAGATGGTCAAGGATCACCACCGGCACCGCGTCCAGCCCCAGGGACTTGGCGGCGGCCAGACGGCCATGCCCGGCGATGACATTGCCCTTGCTGTCGGCTAGCACCGGATTGGTCCAGCCGAACTCGACCATGCTGGCGGCGATCTGGGCGACTTGGGCATCCGAATGGGTCCGCGCATTGCGGCCATAGGGGATCAGCCGGTCGATGGGCCAAGGCTCGACCGTGTCGGGAAGCGGATGAGTCATGATCAGTCCGTGCAATCGCAGGGCAGGCAGTCATCGGACGGGCCGCCCTCGAAATCCCGCTGGCGGCGGACGAAATTGAGCAATTCGCGGTAGCTGGGCCGGTCGGCGCGGAACAGGGCCATCTCCGGCTTGGTCAGGGTGCCAAGGGCCGGGGCGTTGCGCTCCATGTCGATCCACCATCTGGCCCGTTCGGGGAACAGGCGCATGATCCCCTTGATGGTCGCCGCGCCCTTCATGAAGCAGAGGTCGCAATTGCCCAGTGGGGTCTTGCCATTGTTGTCGGGCAGGCCAAGATCGAAGGGCTGGCGCTTCCAGAAGGCCGAGACGTCCTGGCGGCTGACGCGGGCCTGATCCAGCGGCAGGACGGTCTCGAAGCGTTCCTTGCCAGCTTCATTCATGGCCTTCTGGCGGGCGACCCGGCGGGGTTCGTCATGGCGCAGGCCGACGACGTTGACCCATTCCCCGTAGCCCAGCATGTCGCGCATGAACGCGATGCCGCGCTTGACCTTGAGGTAATGGGTGCAGAGCCGCATGGTCGGGTTGGGCAGGAAGCCCCGCACCTTGATGATCTTCTCGAAGGGCTCGCCATCGCGCGACGCGCTGTTGTAGCCCACCACGCTGGTGTCGAACGGCTCGGCCGGATCGTATTCCAGCCAAGTGATGGCGACCTGCCAGCGCACCGAGCATTCGTGGACGAAGCGCAGGGTCTGCTCGAACTCCCGCCCGGTATTGAAGAACACCACATGGACGTCGGAGGGTAGCTGGCCGTTATGGGCGTCCAGGATCTGGTGCAGCATGTAGCCGGACGTGCGCCCGCCCGAGAACGACACCAGGGCGGGGCCGTCCATGCGATAGGGATTGCGGGGCATCATCGCCTCCCGGCGGCCTGGATGCGGCGCCCGATCCAGCGCATCACCGGCACGGCCATGGAGTTGCCCAGTGCCCGATAACGCGGCCCGTCGGGACAATCCTCGGCGGCCTTCTTGCGCCACAGGATCTGGGTGTAATCGTCGGAGAAACCCTGGAGGCGCTCGCATTCGCGTGGCGTCAGGCGCCGCACAGCCATGTCGTGCTGGACCGCCAATTGGCCGCCGCCATTGTCGCGGCCTAGGGCATTCATCGCTCGGAGCGTCGGGGTGACGCCGTCGGCATTGATCGTCTGGAACCCGGTGCCTGCCTTGCAGTCGAACGCCACATAGGTCTGCTGCTTGGTCCCCGGCTCAGCGGCCAGAGCGCCCGCAATTGTCAGGGGGCGGACCTCGTCCCGCTGATTCTGGGCGAAGGCGACATAGCTGCGGCTGGAGCCGCCGCTGGCCGCCCGCAGGCTGGCGAGGTTGTCGGCATCAATCTCGGCCTGCGCCCCACCATCGCGGCCGCGCAGATTGAACGCCACGGCGTGTTGCTTGCCCGCCTGCAACGTGAACATCGGATCGCCATCACTGCCGACACCGATTCCGGCACGCACGTCCGTGGTGCTGATGCCGGTGCGGGCACCGGCCTCCTGGATCGGGATAGCCACCGGCACCAACGGAGTGCCGCGTCCGGTGCCGTCTTCCGAGGCGTCGAAGCCCTCACCGCGTAGGGAATGGGTGACCAGGGTGTCGATATCGGGCCGATGGGCGAGGTTCGACTTGGCCCGCAGGGTGTGGGCGATCAGCGTATCGGTGCAGTCGCTGTCCACGCCACGGGACAGGTCGCGTGCCCGCAAGGTGGTGGCGACGAAGGTCTCGCTCTCGAAATCCATCCGGCCACTGGCCGAGGCGCAGGCATTGAGCGCGGTGGCGACATCAATGGGGCCGGAGGTGTTGTTGCCGCCGAACGCCTCGGCAATCAGTCCGCCGCTGGTGGCGAATGACGTTTCGCCGCTTCGGCCAGCGCGAGCATCAAGCGTGGGGGCAACACCTTGTTCCGCTTCTCGGCGCGGCGGATGATCCCGGCGCACGCCTTCGCGCTCAAGAAGTACTTGGACGGGATCGGCCCGGTCTCCAGCACCTGCGACAACGAACACACGGCGGCGGCGTTGGGCCAGGCCGAAATATTGGGCGTCGAGCACCCGCCACGCGACTGTGCGCGCGGGTCCAACGACAACACCAGCGTCCGACCATTTTCCCCCTGGCGGGACGACCGGACCATCTTCTCCGGCCAGTCCGCCCAGAAGACATCCGAAGGCGTTGTCGCGGGTGGACAGGACTCCGGGGACGTTTTCCCAAACAACCCAAGCTGGATCGATGGCATCGGCGAGTTCCACGAATTTGAGGGCAAGGTTGCCGCGGGAATCGTCCAACGACTTGCGCAGGCCCGCCACCGAGAACGCTTGGCAGGGCGTGCCGCCCACCAGCACATCGATCTCGCCTCGCCATGCCCGACCGTCGATAGCGGTCATGTCGCCCAGGTTGGGAACATGGGGGTAATGGTGGGCCAGCACGGCGGATGGGAACGGTTCGATCTCGGCGAAGAAAGCGGGCCGCCAACCCAACGGCTCCCAAGCCACCGTCGCGGCCTCGATCCCGCTGCATACGCTGCCATAGACCAGCCCTTCGGCGGCCAAGGCGCACGACATCGCGCCGATGGCCGGTGGGACCGGCTCGGAATGAGCAAGCTGCATGGGGATGGTAACCGGGCTGTGGGTGGTAACTACCGGCTGGTAACCGGCGAGGTGGTAACCTGGGGCGTGGTAACCGGGCGGTTACCAGGGTTGGTTACCACCCCGCCAGAAACACGAAAGGCGCGCCGTCCTTGGACTTGCGCGCCTCATGGGGTGGTAACTGGTAACCGGGTGGTAACCCAGAAATTCAGGCTGTCGCTAGCGATATTCTGCGCTGTTGCCCCCCGCATAGCGCAGTAGCCAGGGAGGACCCGCTTTATTTCGCGCCGCCCCTCCGCAATCTTTCTCTTGACTGCGATTGGCGCTTGACTTGATGGCGTCGCCGCCGTCCATCCGCGCCTCTCGCAAGCATGACTGGATATTTACCCCAAACCGCCCCACTTGGTCTCAGCGAAAAGTGTCCGCCTCGGCGTTTCTTTCCGACAATCAGGAATCAGGGACCAGGACGGCCTGAATATCGCTCTGGGAGAAGTCGTTGCCCTTGAACAGCAGCGGCAGCCCACGCCCGGCCGCAAGGGCGTAGGCGGCACAGTCGCCGAAGTTGAGGGCGGCGGGGTGACGCCCCTTGCCGAACCGCAGGAAGGCATCGCGGGCAAGCTCGGACTGGCGGCGATCAAACGGCACCACCTCGATGCCGACCCGCTCGATCAGGGCGTCGAGATCCTCGGCGGCGCCGGCTCCCGACCGGCCGGTCAGCACCATGGCGGCTTCCAGATGGCTGACCGCCGACAGGATGCAGCCATCGGCGTCGGCGATGGCCCGCGCCATGTGCGGTGCGTCGTCCTCGCCCCGCAGCAGCGCCACCACGGCGGAGGTGTCGAGAACGATCACGACGGCAGACCGTCGTCGCCGTAGAGGTCGGCCTCGGAGAAGCCGGGATTGATCACCGGGCGGGCCGCGCCGTGACGGGCGATCGCCATGATGTCGGCGAACAGTTCATCCGCCCTGGCGCGATCCCGTGCCGGGCGGCGGCGAACACCGTCGTCGATGAATTCCGCCCCCGCCTCCTCCAGCGCCCGCTGAACTTCCTTCACCGTGCCGGGAGATACCCGCTGAACGCCATTGAACGCCTCCAGCCGCCGAATGGTGGCGGCGGAGATGTGGGCGCGACGCGCCAGATCATCCTGCTCGATGCGGAGAAGCGCCCTGGCGGCGCGAACCTGTTCGGACGTAATCATGAGCGATATATAGCACCTTGCGCTGTTTGGTGCAATTGAGCAGGAGCGGTGGTGAACCGCCCCTGCTCCGACCGTCACCGCGACACCGCCTGCATCCGATCGATCAGGAACTGGCGCGATCGTTTGACGGGCACCGCTTGCCCCCGCAGCCTCCAGGCGATGACGCAAAGGCCGTACAGCCAGTGCTGATGGACGGCGGAACGCTGCATGCCCACCGACCAGCAAATGACCTTCCAGCGGTCGCCATTGGCCCGCAACCAGACGATCTTGGCATCGGTGGGATCAAGCCAGGTCAGCCACGGCAATGCCTCGTCCATGCGGGTGATGGCGGCAGCCGAGGGTGGCGGGCGGCGCAGCTTGACCTCGGCGACGCCGTAGGATTCCCAGTATTCCCGCACATAGGGCGGCCAAGCGCTGGCATGGCCCTGCACCCTGGATTCCGGAAGACGACGCAGGATATCGGCGGCTTCGGCGAGACGCTCCTCGACCTCGGCCGGAGTCAGCGTGGCTTCAGCCATGATCAACCTCCTTGGCCGGACGGGTGCCGTAGAGCTTTTGCCCAAGCTGGCGGATCAGTTCGCGCTCGGGCCAAGTGAGGCGCTGGTCATCCTCGGCGATGACCAGGACACCGCTTTCCCGCCAGCCGTCGCGCTTGACCCGCTCGGCATCGCGACGCTCGCCGCCGAAGCCTTTGGGGAAATACGTCATCGCGCACCTCCCTGGGCATCGACGGCCCAGGCCGGTAGCGCCGGAATGCTTGCAATGTCGCCCTGAACGGGCAGAGTCGGGACTGCCATGAGGATCTCCTTCCATGGGATTGTCGTGGTGTGGGCGGCGGCGGGGTGTTCTTGGTGGGACGACCCGCCGCCGTTCGGCTCAGAATGGGATCGGGTCGCCCTCCTTCCAGTCGATGGTGGCCAGGCCGATGCGGGTGATCTCGGTGCCGGGAAAGGCCTGCTTGACGCCCAGCACGGTGTCACCCAGCGCGGCGATCAGCCGGGCGATCTCGGCCAGGGTGAACACTCTGCCGTGACGGCAGACGGCACTGGCCTCGGCCTCGGTGCGGACGATGGCGACGATCTCGCCGGTCTCGGGCAGGACGCATTCCCACACCTGGGGCGACAGCGGCTGGCCGCCGGTTTCGGTCGCCGCCTTGTCCAGCGCCGCCCAGGCCTTGCGCATGCCCTCGGCCTGGACCCGGACATAGGTCTCCCGCCCGCTGGCGATGGCGGCTTCGAGCTTGCCGCGCTGGGCATCGAACTTGGCCCGCAGCAGGTCGGACACCAGCAGCCGCAAGCGGCCGATGCCCCATTTGCGCTCCATATCGGCCGCGATCAGGTCCAGGCCCTCGACCATGGACTGGATGACGGCATTGGACGGCGCCCACGGGTCGGAGGCGAGGTCATGGGACGGGCGTGCCGGATGGGTCATGACGGTCTCCCGCTGGTCTGAGGTGTGGACGGCGCGGATGGGCGCGAGATCCTCGCGCGCGCATACGCGCAGAGGGGGGTATGGGGGGAGGAACTTCCGCCGCAAACCTCCGCATGCAAAATCAATGGGTTAGCGGTCAACCTCCGTGACTTCCGCACTGGACTTCCGCAAGCGGGATAAGCCCTGTGTTTCCAATTGGTTATCCCGTTCTGATCTGTCGATTTGCGGAGGTTGCGGAAGTTAACCTCCGCGGACTTCCGTAAACTTCCGCAGTCGGCGCGGAGGTTGCGGAGAAGGAACTTCCGCAAGACTTCCGCAACTTCCGCAAATTCTGTGGTTTCAATCTGTTGCGTCATTGGGGACCTCCGCAGCACCGGATACCGGCCGCAAGCCCTTGCGCTTGGAATTGCGGTCGACCACATCGACCTTGAGCCGGCGCAGATCGCACAGCCGGAGATAGGCGGCGCGGACCAGTTCGGTCGGCAGACCGAGCCGGGGCGGCAGCGCCTTGAGCAGATGACGGTCGCGGGCCTGGGGGGCATCGCTGTAGGGATCGCCGCAGTCCCAGGCGCGGCCGATCTCGGCCAGTACGGTATCGAGAACGTCGGGGGCCACCTGGGCGGTCATCGTGGCGGCGATGTCGGCCAGATCCTCCGGCACCAGAACCCCGACCTCGTCGCCATTGGCGATGGTGACGCCTTCGCGCCGGAACCAGCGGGCATCGGCCGAGATCAGGCCGAGATTGGCCTTGGCGTCGTCGAGGCGGATGTAGCGATGGCGGTTCTCAGCCGGAACGTTGAGTTTCTCGGCATCGGACGGACTCATGGAGAACAGGGTCTGCACCACGCGGGCGATGCCCGGCAAGGCGCTGGCGCCACGCGCGGTGTTCATGTTGCCGGCATGGCCGTCGCTGGAGCCTTGCGGCGGCTTGGCGGTATGATGCACCAGCAGCACGGAGCAATCGCCCTTCTGGGCGATGTCGCGGAACATGGCCGCCACCGCCTTCATCTGGTCATTGCTGTTTTCGTCGGCGGCATGGGTCTCGACGAAGGGATCGACCACCAGCACGCCGATGGCATGGCGGCGAACATGCTCGATGCAGGCATCGACGTCGGGGCGGCGCACCACATTGCCGGCGCTGTCTCGCGTCGCCACCAGCAGGGGATGGTCGGCGCCGCTGTTCAAAGCCACGCGGCCCCGGATCTCGGCGAAGGGGATGCGCCAGAATTCCAGCACGGCGGCAAGACGGCGCTTGAGTTCGTCGAGATCATCCTCGTTGTTGTAGAGCCACACCCTGGCCGATTCGTGGACGGCGAGATTGGTGATCTCGCGGCCGGTGGCGACGGCGACCGCCTGCTCGATGCTGAGGGTTGATTTGCCGACGCCGGGTGGCGCCACCATCACCGTCACCGCCCGGCGCAGCAGCATGCGGCCCAGTATCCAGCGGCGACGGGGGATCAGGCCGGGCGCGAAGGCGTCGAGAAAGCCCGGCTCCAGCGGCGGCCCCGAGCTGAAATCCTCCTCGAGAGCATGATCGGGATTGGGGATGGCCCATTTGGCGCGGCCCCCGGCGATCATGGCCGCCACCTCGACGTGGGTCTGAGCGGCGGTCCAGCCCGGCAGGGTCAGGGATTCGGCGGCGGCGATGATTTCGGCATCGGACCAGCCCCGCGCGATCCAATGGCCAACGAGGCGAACCATGTTGTCGTGCCAGTGATCACCGGCCCGCACCGCCGCCATCACCCCGCCGGCGCTGACGCCCTGGGCGGCATTGCCGATGGCGAGGCCGGATTGGGGGATATCGGGGGTCGGGGCAAGTTCGACCACCTCCACCGGCGGAAATACCTTCGCCAGTTGACCGGGCAGATACAGCACCGGCCGGCCATCGGCGAAGGTGTGCAACTCGGTGCGCTCCAGCACCCGGCCCGGCTTCGACGGCCACGCCACCGATCCGGCAAGACGCATGACGCGGGACGGATTGACCACCTTGATGTCACCGCCGAAAGCCAGGGCCAGCGCCCGGTTCTGACGGCGGCAGAGACCTGGATCACGCTCAGGCGATTCGTGCCGCCACCACAATTGCACCCGCAAATGGGGATGGCGGCCGGTGACCACTGCGGCGGTGGGCGGGCAATGCCGATAGCGGGATTTGGCGGCATCGGCGGCGCCGGCATCGTCGAGATCCACATAGAAGGCCGGCAGCGCCAGGACATCGCTGTCATCGGCCCGCCCGAACGGCGACGTCCCGGATTGGCGCAGGGCGGCGCCGACATAGATGTTCTGGCCGGGAATGCGGTTGGCGGCGGCGGCGAATTCGGCCGCCTCGTCCAAATCGTCGGTGCCGACCAGCCTAGCGTGCTGAAGGCGACCGCTGGCACCGTCGGTCCAAGCGATTTCGACCAGCCCGTCCTGGCAGCCATCCAGATCGCCGCCGAATAGATGCTCCAGGTGGCGGAGCATGATGGCTGCGTCCGGTTCAAGCAAAGGGGTGACGTTGGTCATGATCGACGGCTGATCCAGGGAAGGTGCTGGGGGCGCTCTCCAAGGACCCCGCCGGAACGACGGGGCCAAGGGGCAGCGTCCGTCAGAACTCGGACGACATCATGGGATCGGCTTGGGGCGGGCTTTGGCTGGGCGGTGCCACCGGCTTCTGCCCACCGGACGGGGCAGATGTCCGCGCACCGGGAGCCTGGACATTGGATTCCACCGCCACCACCTCGACCAGATCGGCGGGGCGCTCCACCCATTTGGTGATGCGGAACACCGGGCGGTAATTGGTGCCGTAGCGGTCCTTCATGGGCTGCACCGAGTCCAACACCACCACCGGCACCTGACCGCGATGCTCGTCCCGGCCCGCTTCCCAATCGGCATAGAGGGCGTTGACGGCATTGCACAGATGCAGGCTGTTGCCCGACATCTCGCGCACGCCGCCCAGGGCGTTGCGGCTGTAGACCTGCAGCACGAAGCCGCGCTTGAAGCCCTCGCCCTCGGGCCGGGGAGCACTGCCGCCATTGGGATGGTCGAGCAGGCGCTCGGGGGCCTGGCCTTCGCGGAAGCGCAGCCAGCCGGTGACGATACGCTCCAGATCGAAGATGGCGGTCAGGTTGGCGATCTCGATCTGGTCGCCTTCGGCGTCATTGATGGCCAGCCGGCCCGACTTGGCGTTGAACTTGAGGTAATTGGCGGCCTCGCCGCTCGATCCGATGTTAAGAGGCATGATGCGTTTCCTTCGCGATTGGCGTTATCAGATGCCGTAGAGGTCGCGCCCGGCGGCACGGGTTTCCGCCGACCAGCGGAATTGCGAGTAATCGGGCACCAGCAGGCCGGCGATCTCTGCGGCATCGGCGCTGAGCGCCAGCAACCGCGACATGGCGAGCGCGATGCGCCGGGCCTGGGCCAAAGCCTCGTGCGGCTCCTCCAGCCGGTACACCGTGCACTTGGCCTTGGTGGCGTAGCAGAACCGCTGCTCGCGGTTGCCCGAGGCCGAGAAGTAAATGGCGCCCTGGACCCGGTGCTCCTGGCTCATCTGCGAGGGCAGACGGGCCGAGGTCTTGAGGTCCACATCAAGGCCGTGGGCGTCGAAACTGAAATCCTTGAAGCCGATCACCGGCACCGCCACACCGTCGAGATGCACCTCGATGCGCTGCTGGGTGGCCGAGGGTACGCCGTAGGGCCTGAGCGCCTCCAGGGCATGGCCGACCATGCCGGGGATTTCGGCGCCCTTATCGTCGCGCTTGGCATCGCCCGACAGCAGGGTCAGCTCGCGGTAGCGCTTCTGGGCCATGGCGGTGCAATCCTCCACCGCCATGGCCGGATCGAGCAGACCGGCGGCAACGCCCGCCTCCACCGAGGTGCCGCAATGGGCGGCGACACCGACACTGCCGCGCACCTTCAACAGGTATTCCACCACCCACAGGGCCGGGCTGGCGCGGTACAGGTTGAGCTGGCTGGCCGACAGATGGGCGAGGCCGTGGCGCTCGAACGGATTGGCGGTCATGCCCGGCCTCCTTTGGCTTTCGGTGGGGTCGCCTTGATAGCGAGATAGGCCACCCGGTCCTCGCCGACCCGGCGCTGGGCCAATACCACCCGCCCCTGCCCGGCCAGATCCATGGCGCAGACGGCGACGCGATTGATCTCGGCCCGCACCGGCTCCGGCAGGTGCGATATCCGGAAAGCACGGTCGCAGCCGAGATGGCCCTCGTGATAGGCGATCCGCTCGCCGGGGGCGGCGCGGTCGAGCCAGGCGAGGAAGGCGCCCTCGCCCAACACCGGCATGGCGGTGGCGGCGATCATTTGACACCTCCCGCCGCCGGAGCGGTGGCCGAGGTGCTTTCGCGCACCTGCTCCGCCTCATAGGCGTCGATGTCTTCCTGGCGATAGCGCACCCGGCCACGGATCTTGAGGTAACGCGGGCCGATCCCCAGCCAGCGCCACCGCTCCAGCGTGCGTGGGCTGATCGCCCACCGCGTGGCGATGTCCTCCTGGGTCAAATACGGCAACGGCCGGATATCACCGGTCACCACCTTGGGCTGGTCAGACTTGATCTGTGACAT